AATGAATGAAGATCATATGCCGACGGGCCGGAAGAAAGATTAAGAAAAAATTTTGGCAAAATGAGTATAGATGAATATAGAAAGGTGGTGAAAGAAATGGATGACTGGATAAGTGGAAAGATATTTTTATTGATATTGGGAACAGGAATTATATTGGGGCTTTTAATTGGGCTGATAATAGGAGAATGTAGAGAGCAGAATAATTGGATAGAAAAGGCCGAGGAAAAAGAACTAAACAGATTAGGGGCCAAGTTTTACCATGTACACGAGTGTAAAGTCGTGAGGCAATTGGATGATGGGAAATGGGTAGAGATAAGGGGAGTAGTGAAAGGCAAATGATGAAATTGTCGGAACGGAAAAGAAAGAAATTAGAGATTAAACTAATAGGGCTTAAGGCACGGAAAGAAGCAATAGAGGCATTAATGAATGGCGTGACAAGCATGAAGGGATATAGGCTTGTGGAAGAATATTTAAATGTTAGCGAGAAAGCGGCAAGATTAATTGCAATATTGGGATATGATTTTGTGGATAATAAGGGGAAAGAAAAGGCGGAAGAAAATACAGGGCCGAAAGAATAAATATAATAATGTATAGGAGATAGACATGTTTGGATTAGGAATGAAAGAATTAGTAGTAGTTGGGCTTGTAGCAACGGTATTGTTTGGGGCAAGCCAGTTACCAAAGCTGGCAAGGGCCGTGGGAGAAAGTATAAAGGAATTTAGGAAAGTAGGGAAAGAGTTATCGGATGGAGAAAACGGAGAAGGAAAAGATAAAACAGCTTGAGAAGCTATTGCGCTGGATAAAGAACTATGCCGAGGTATGCGGCAAAGAGAGGGGGGTACGGTGTCCGGTGATAAGGAAGATAAATGAATATGACAAGGCGTGAATTTATAAAGCATATGTTTTCGGCGGGGATAGTGGCTGGAATAGCATTATTGCCGTTAAAGGAACTATGGCTACCGAAGAAAACCATTGTGCCAATATACGAAGAGCATAAGAGGAAGTTGAATAGGATATTTAAACCGGCTGATAAGATAACATATAAAGTAAAAATGGAGATAGATTGGGGCATGGTCTTTTATGCTGGTTTAAAAAGAGAATATTTAGCCGGTGAATCGAAAACGGCAACCGAAATAAGGTTAAAGAATCAAGGATTTATAGCGGAGGAAATAAAAACATGAAAAACATGAATAGGAGAGATTTTGTTAAATGGTGCGGTATAGGGCTTGTGGGGGTAGTGGCTACAGCCGTGAGTAAGTATTTGCCCGGAAAAGCGGCGAGAAGGGCTATGAGAGGGCTAGATTTGGCCCGTAAGGGCATGGGGAAGAAAGATACAACTCATACCCCTAACAATAAGGGGAATAAGGTAGAATTTGGCACGGATGGATGGAGATTGCCCAATATAGATAAGCTGGAACGGGTAAACTTGGCTTGGGATGCGAGTTTTGAGGAATATCCAGCATTGGAACCGATGAGCCGGACACGGGAATCGGTCCCAGTGATAAGTTGTGCAGATGGGGTATGCGCAAGATGCGGGGCGGATTGGAATATGATAGACGGATGCATGAATGAATGTGAGAGTGAATATTATTGCCCATATGATGGAAGCAAACTAATAGAGAAGCGTCTCGGCGAATTTTATCAATGCCAATATCCTTTTTGCAGGACCAAATGGAGTAGGCAATTTATAATGAATAACAAGAAGACATTCGGGCATAATTCGCATATGGAGAAATTTTATTGCGAGATATGTCATCGAAGATTGATAAGGGATGATATTGTACCCACTTGGTTTGGTTGCCGATTTTGCAAAGATATGTTTGGCAATCCCAAGAAATGGAATGTTGGGGTTTTAAGATTCTGGCCCAATAGATTTCAATTGCCCAAGCTGTCCCCATTAACAGTAGAATTCACGTCCGGCATTAAACAGGATAAGAATGGATTGACATATTGGGAGGGTACAACACAAAGAATGATAGATAAAATTACTGGTAAAAACAAGAAAAAGAAATTGTCCCCGGTAAAGGAATGGCCCATATATGAAATAACGAGCAAACGGAGCAAGAATGGATGAGACAAAAAGAAGGTTCCGAGGAAACATAGCCGAGAGCATAGATAATGTATTTGATAAAATACCGGAGGGAGCAGTGTATAGCGAATTAAGGGAAGCATTTGAAATGGAGATAGCAATGGCGGCGGTGAGAAGAACGGGGAATATAAAGAAAGCGGCGAGGAAGATAGGTGTTAATTATAGAACGATAAGAAGGATGTTGGGAAAATGAACCGTAAGAATATAACCATAGTATTTGCCGGGCATATAGATCATGGCAAAAGCACGGTGGTAGGTGGGCTGTTAACCGATACAGGCACGGTAGATAAAACAGATAATCTGGCATCTGTAACTGATGCGTATAAGGAAGAGAGGGAGAAGGGAATCACCATAGATTTGGGGCACAGGAAATTGGTAACTGATAAGTATTCCTTTACACTTGCCGATGCTCCGGGACACCAAGAGTTTATAGACCAGATGGTTAGGGGGGCCGAGGAAGCGAATGCGGTGGTATTGGTGATAGATGCACGGGAGGGAATACAGGAACAAACGGCACAGCATTTACGGATATGCCATGAGGCCGGAATAGATGATGTGATAATACTGGTTAACAAGATGGATTTGTTTGGATATGATAAGGCCCAGTATGAAGAACTGGAAAGAAATATAATAAATATGCTGTATGATATGGGGTATGGCAAGAAACATATAATACCGTGCAGTGCGTTGAATGGGGAGAATATAGCACGGGCCAGTGATAAGATGCCATGGTATGAGGGAATGACATTGCTTGGATTGCTTGAGGCGCATTTTAAAGATCGGCCAGCGTTGGGATTGGATGAATTGATAGCAGAAAGTGGAGATGTGATATACAAAGCGATTACCGAGTATAACCATCCGATATTACTTTGGGCCGGGGGGAAGGATAGCACTGTTATGCTGGATATAACAAGGAAGCTATGCAGGGAAAGTATGCCGATTGTGATGTTTTTGGATACGGGATACCAGTTTAGGGAAACATACGAATATATACATAAACTGGCAAAAAAATGGGATATAAAGGTTTATTTCGGTATGCATTTGCGGGCAGTGCGTGAGGGATATTCGCCGAACGGGGATAAATTTGAATGTTGTCATCAATTAAAAACATTGAATTTGTATGAAGCAATAAAAAACTATAATGCTGATGCGGTGATAGTGGGTATAAGATGGGATGAACACGGAGTGAGAGGGAAAGAAACACACTTTTCCCCAAGGCAAGAACCAATACCCCATATGAGGATACACCCGATGTTGAATTGGAGCGAGAAAGAGATATGGGAATATATCAAACGGGAGAATGTGCCGTATAACCCGTTATATGATAAGGTGTTTCCCGGCGGGAAAGTGATAAGAAGCATAGGATGTGAACCGTGTACTAAGCCAATGCCGATGAACACGATAGGGGAAAGGGCCGGAAGATCATTAGATAAGGAGAATTTCATGCAGTCCTTGCGTCAGTTGGGATATATGTGATGAGGGATTTACCAGATTTTAAAAAAGATGATATTGTTCGGATAATGCAAGTTCCCGAAATGCTGGCACAGGGAATTGCCTCCATTTGTGGCAAGGTTATATTTTCGGGTGATACCGATTGTTTAATTAAATGTGATGATGGTGTAGAAAGAAATATACCCCACCATAGTTTAAGCAAAATACCGCAAACAATTTATGATAATTGGAAGAAAAATGGCGTTGAAACCGATAAGGGAAAAAAGAAAATGGAAAAGCTAATTCTAATATTGGTAATAATCATATGGCTCTGTGGCTGTGTTAGATATACCGTGAGGACACGGGTAATGTATAGCAGTGATGGAATGCAGATAATAGAGACAACTGAGGAATGGACAGGATCGAATAAGGAAGAGATCAGAAAGAAAGTGGGGTTAGAATAATGAATGATAGACAAAGAAAATTATTGGAACATTTTAGTGATGCACCGGATGATTTAGTATTTTGGGCCTTTAGATATTTCTTGGGTCGGTGCACCATACACACATGTTGTTTTGCCAAAGAATTGGCGGAAGCATGGAGGCATTTGGATAAACGTGTTGCAGATATGATAAAGAATGAATTAGAAAAGGAATTTGAACGAGATGATATTGCACGGGCCGAAGGAGAACAATATAAACCACTTGGATGGGATTGCGATAGAGCGGCATGGGAAAAAGTAAGAGAAGCATATTTAAAAAAGGAAAAAGAATGACTTTATTGATTGCGATACTACTTATGGCACATACTTATATTCATATGTGCCATAAGTAGTATCGCAATCAATAAAGTCATTCTTTTTCCTTTTTTAAATATGCTTCTCTTTGTTGATTCCCTGTTATAGATATGGTTCCGGTGAGTAGATCATGGCTAAATTGAGGGGCCGGAATAAATGCGGGAATCAAACGGTGGGAGCCTGTTCCCGTTCAATATATGATAACCGAGTTTTGCCAACTGTTACGGCATATATTGGTAGGTTCCCAGTTTAATAATTATGCGGAATAGCCAAATTGGAAAGGCAACAGGCCTTGAACCTGTGATGTGTTGGTTCGAGTCCAGCTTCCGCAAGAGAATAACTGGATGTAGTGAAGTGGCCTATCCCGCCTGTCTTGGGAACAGGAGAACGGAGGTTCAAATCCTCCCATCCAGATTAGAATTAAAGTGGTAGGTGGCCCGCAACGGCGGCATCGGCGCTGTCTGCATTGTGCCTATTGTGGCTATGAGCCATAAGCGGGAATGGGAATTACCGATGGTTCCCCCGCACTACCACACAATATATTACATTATAGCATAATGGGTAATGTGACGGCCCAAATACTAATTAGCACAAAATTAGTATTAGATTAGTAATTAACAAAAACACTTACATTTGTGCCTAAATGTAGGTAAAAACATATAAGTGTCAACAAAAAGGCACTTGAACGAAATACCCCGAACACATAACAAAACCATGGCTTTCTTGTAGTAATATCAAGTGGAGGAAGGGTGCAACATCTGCACCTATAAACAGTACCCTATTGACTTTTCATTAGGTTTATGTTACAAAAGATATATATGTATACAAGAAATGCATTAAGAAGTATATATCATACATGGCGAAGGGCTGTGTTTAACAAAGACAAATACAAATGTCGTGCGTGTGGAAGCAAGAATGATTTGCAAGCACACCATATAAAGTCTTGGGCCGAATATCCCAAATATAGATATATTGTTGCCAATGGTAGGGCATTATGCACCAGATGCCATTATGGGATATATCATCCACATTTGGCTGGTTTGTTATTGCGCAACAATGAACCATTAAAAAGGGGTGAGAATAAACAATTGCAAAAATGGCGTGAATGGAAAGCGGGAATATTATTAAGGGATCAGGGAAAATGTCAAGAATGTGGTGAATGGGGCAATAAAGTTTATGTCCTTTATGATAACAATGATATGGTTGCAGAGGGTATTACCCTATGTGGGAAATGTTATATTTACCCCCATCAGAAACATAAGGAACGAAATAGCATTGACAAAAGATTATATTGTCATGATTTATATACCCGAAAACAACAGCAAAAGCAAGCCCGTACAAGAATGAATGAAATATTAAGTCGGATACCATTAACACCGCATGAAAAGGATATTTTTATATACAGATATGGTTTGCGGGATGGCTTTTTTAAAACATTGGATGATACAGCGGAACATTTTAATATTCATTCAGTCGTTGCCGGAGAAATATGCCGGGAAATATTAAAACATTTAGAGGACATTGGGGATTGATATGGGGTGCAACTTTTACACCTTATTTTTAAAAATTGGAAAAAAACAGATTAATATGCATAATCTATATGGTGGAAGATATTGTAACAATGGTGTAATTCAATTCAAGAGGGAAACCTAAATGGGAATACTGTCAAGATTCGGATTGGTGCGCAAAAGGGAATTGGAGAATGCCCGGAAACAGATCGAGGAACAGGGCCGGGCGATAGAGAAACAGAAAGAATTAACCGGGAAACAAGCCGAACGATTAGAGGGTTTTCAGAATGAGTTTAAAAAAATAGAGGAACTTTCCGGGATATATAAACGCAGATTGTCCGGGGCCGAGAGCGAAATAAATAAATTTAAAGAAGCGGGTTATATATTCAGCGGTGGGGATGGCGAAGAGAATTATACTGAATTGGGAACCACCAAGTATGATATGAACCGGTCAGATTTGCAGGAGATACAGAAACAGTGTATAGAGATATTCAAAATAAATCCGTATGCAAAGAGAATAATTGAAATGGGCGTGGATTTTGCCATTGGCGATGATGATGTAACGTATACAGTCGAGGAAGAATTCAAGGATAAGCTGGAACCGATATTGGAATTATTCTGGAATGATTATGATAACGATATACCCAAGAACCTTACCGCCATGGCTATTGAGTTGGATGTATTCGGGGAACAGATATATCCCATAGCGAATGAGGAAAAAACACGGGTGGTTAGATTGGGGCATATTGATCCACGGCTGGTATCGAGAATAATGAAAAATCCGGATAACGGGAAAAGGGCATGGCAAGTTATTGTTGAACCGAGTGACCCAACCACGGATAAAAACCATATATATGGTGTATTGAATGATATACAGGGAAAGTTGGCTGTGGACCCGGCACAGAGATCGCCATTGCAAAATGATATGAGGGCCGGAGAATATAAAACAGATTGTTTGTTATTTCAGATCAATAAGACTATTTCACAGACACGGGGATATAGCGAATTGATGACCATGCTTGATACATTGGATTTGGTGGATCAATTTATATTCCAAGTAGCCGAGAGAAGTTTATTGCTATTTGAGTTTTTGATTCATGTAACACTGAAAAACACCAGTGCGGCGGATGTGAAGAAATGGAGATCGGAAAACCCAAAACCATCAAGCTATATGGTAACGAATGATAAGGTTGATGTAATGGTAATGTCCCCGGATTTGAAGGCCGTGGATGCGGAAACATTAGTTAGAACAATAACCAGATATGCAATGGCGGGAGCGGGAATACCGGAGCATTGGATCGTGGCTGGTGACAACACCAATTATGCCACGGCTAAAGAACAGAACACGCCAATAGAACGGCGACTGGAAAGAAAGCAGAATGTTATCCGGCAAATGTTAAACCTAATGATTAGGCATCAATTTGAAAAGTATTTTACCAATGCGAACCCGGCACTGATAAGGAAATATTGCGATGCTGTCACAATAAATATGCCGAGTGTGAAAGGAATAGACAGAAAATTGATGGCGGATATATTAAAGAACACGGCAACCGGGCTTGTAATGGTAACACAGCAGGGATGGGTGAAACCGGAGAGTGCGGCTAAATCTATTGTTGATCTGGCCAATACATATGGATTGGATTTGGAAGAGGAAGAATTTGACGAGGACATGGCCAAGAAAACCGGAATGGATAATTACAAGGATGTTATGAAAACATTGGATGATATTAAATTGAACCCGGATAAATATATAGACAAGAAAGAATTTGTAAAGAACACGGCATGATAAGCAATATACGATACCACAAGGATATGCAGATCAATTATTATATCAAGGATGGAAGGGTTATAGCAAGTAATTTGCATTTTGAGGACATAGAGGTTGAAGCCCCCACCATACCGGAGGCACGGGCCAGAATGGAAATGGCTACACGAAATTATATTGATTTTGTATTAAAGAAGGCCGGAGAGAGATATGGCGGGTAGAAAAAGTAAACGGCAGATAGCTTATGCCAGAGAGATAGAAGAACTATTGAGCGAACAACATATATTGTTATTGGCATATAGCGAAAAGGTCAAGCAAACATTGAGAACGGCAAGCGAAAGATTAATAGGGCGATTGGCCGTAATGCCGGAAGGTGTATGGAAATCTATGCACTATGATAAATTGAGTAGAGAATTAAAGGAAATATTGGATAGCTGGCGGGCTGATTATTTAAAATTGACACAAGGTGCAGTAAATAAAAGCGGGGCAATGGGACAGGAGTTCGTTATCAACCCGTTACGGCATAATATCCAACTTGAACATGCTCCATCCGTATTTGCCCCGGCATCTATTGATGTGTATACGAGAGCATCGGTAAATTTGTCGAATACAATGATTGCGGGAGCGCAGGGAGAAGTAGAGAGCCAAATAATGAGTGAAATAATGATTGCGATGGCAGGGGAAGAAAGTACCCCGGTATTGATTGATAAGATAAGCAAGATTATACAGGGCCAATTGCACGGAGAGACATATGGATTTAAGACATTGAATAATAGATCGTGGGCCATATTCAGAACGGAAACGATGAAGATACACAATATTGCAGGGCAGTTGCAAATGAGAAGGGCTAATGAGATATTCCCCGAATCACAGAAAACGTGGCATCATGGATTAATGACAGGAGCGGGACAGAGACCAAGAATGGATCATGTGGCGCTGGATGGAAGCACAATACCATTTAATGAGCCGTGGCAGGATGCGAATGCGTTTTTGATGTATCCGCATGACCCGAATGCACCGGCTGAATCGATAGTTAATTGCGGATGTACTCATTCTTTGGCTATGCCGGATGAAATATTTTTACAAGACCGAACAATGGTCTTAACATAAAGGAAAAAAAATGGGAAAAAGTAAAGTAGACAAGAAGAAATTGATGGCAATGATTGATGAGGGGAAAACCCCCGATGAAATGACAAAGGCGTTTGGAGCCACAATTGCCACGATTAAGAAACATGTGAAGAAAATAGAGGCCGAAAAGAAAGAGGAAACGGAAAAGGATGAATGGACATTGAACGTTACAAAGGAAAGTTTTTGTGCAATGCTTAGAGATAGATGCGAGGCGGGGAAGGAATTTAATGAATTGATGGCGTTGCCGCAGAAAGAACTACTTAAGATATATGATGATTATGGCAAAAAGGGAAATGCATCTGATGAACCCGGACAAGGAGAGATCAGGGAAGAGACACCGGCAGAGAAAGAAACAAAAAGAACCAAACAGACCATGCTTGATGAATGGGATTCATTAGGGGAGAAAAAGCCATTGATGAAGCGCAAGAGATGGGATGGGAAATGGTTTATAATACAACCGAATGATCCATATTCTATTGAACGGAAACATATCGGGGTATTGAAGATAATGAGAAATGAAAAGACCCAAAAAAAGATTATTACCATTGTGTTAGTGCATGGGCCCAAATGGGTGTGGGATGAATCAAAGATGAGACCGGGAAGGGCATTGGCAGCAGATTGGGCCAAAGACGGAAAACCGAATGAGATAATGCCACAGGCGCAGATAGATAAGGCAACTGCCCCACCCGGAGACGGTGGGGTTATTGAACCCGGTTATACGGAGATACAAATTTAATTGGAGAATGACCAATGAAGTTGCAGGAATATATAAAGAAATCAGGCAAGAAATGGTGTGTTTTTTCACACGAGACCAATAAGAAGATTGCCTGTTTTGATTCAGAGGCAGAGGCAAAGGCCGGGCTAAAAAGAATGCAGAAATTCAAACACATGAAACAGGCTGTGGCGGATATTATCATGGAGGGCAATAGCTGGAATTCGCATGTTCAATTATTTCTTGTAACCGAATATGGATTGGATATTGATGTTGCAGAGGATATAGTGAGCGCCGGATTGGATAAAGGGGTCATAAAAGGCATAATGGATTCGCACGGAATAGCGGCTCGATTGCAATTAGAGTATATTCAATTTGTGGATTGGGTAAAAAGGGAATTGGATTATAGAAATGCCGCCAAGCAGTTGGCTAGAGCTGTAAAAGAAGAGTTTGCCATTGAATTATTGGAAGAGCAGGAAGGCGGCTGGAATTGGAATATATGCGTTATTGAATCAGGCATGAGTAAGAACCGAACAATATATGGCGAGGATGCCATGAATGATATACTAGGCTTGATTAAGACGGCAGAAGATGAGGGCCAGCCAATAGCGGTTATGTGTTATGATTATGAAGAGATTACGGATTATCTTAATCATTTAGGAGCCGATTGGAGAAATGTAGTACCAGAGGGATTTCCGAAGAAAACAGTTGGATGGTTAAGGCAAGCCGAATTGATAGAAGATAATGGCAAACAGAAATTGATTGCCGAATTAACTATTTCAGAACATGAGGAATGGTTGAAAGATTTGATTACCAGTGCACACCGGGAGGGAATTAAGAAACCTTTTGGTTTAAGCATAGATGGCGAGGGATTAGTGGAAGAGGATATGCAAGAAGGGGAAAAAGTATGGCATATCCGGCGTGTCCACCAATTGCTTGAAGTAACTGTGGTTACGTTTCCGAGTGCCGGAGGCGAAATAATAAATCCTAAAGAGAGTGAGCGTTTTTATGCGCTTGCAGAGAACTATTTTAACATTTTGGAGAGGGATAGAGAAATGGATTTTTTTAAACAAATTATAGAAAAGCTGAAAGAGCTTTTCGGAGAAGAGGTCAAGGATGGCGAAGGGCTTGAGGCCGCACAGGAAGCCCTTAAAGTTGCCGAGAATAAAGACCCCCGTATGAAGTTTGAACTTAATAAAGAGAATGGGGAAGAGATCTACGGCAAAGTTAAGGCGTGTGCTTATGACATCAAGATGGAGAAGGGTTTGCGTGAAATGTCTGCGATTAAAGATCAGATGGCTGAGATTTTCGATGGCATAAAGAAAACCCAAGAATCCAAACCCGAAGAAAAACCCAATGAGAAACCCGAACCCAAAACCGTTAAATTGGAAGAGACAGAGGCATATAAAGAACTCAAGAAACAATCTGAAATATTGACTGTTTCTAATAATGATGTTCTTGTAGAATCTGTGCTCAATGAATCCAAACTGACGGTAAAGGGTAAGAATATTGTCAGGGGGAATTTCAAGGGCCAGCAAACACTTGACGAAGCAAAACTTCGCAAGGCCGTACTCGATTTAGAGGAAGCCTTTGTTGCTCTTGATAGCGGCGGAGAAAAACTTCCCGTTGAGATTACCGAGACCGAACAGGGCAAACAGAAAGAATTTTACCAGAAACAGATGGACGTTCTTATGTATGTCCCGGAGGTTGATAAGGATGGTAATGAAACGATCAGAAGTTTTAAAGAAAGTTCGTTTACCGGTATAAAAGACCTTTATATTCGGTGGACGGGCGATAAGGAAGTTAGCGGACAGATTTCTGCACCGATGGGAAGATCAAGGATTTCCGAAGCGATTGCGGTTTCGGACTTCTCAACGATGCTCGGTACTTCTATGACCAAACATATGGTTATGGAGTATGACAAACAGTCTGATATTTGGCGTAAGATTTGTAAAGTGCGCCCGATTCCTGACTTTAAACAGCAGGATTTTATTCAATTTGGTGCATATGCCGATTTAGCAACTGTAGCAGAGAATGCCAGTTATGCTGAATTTGCTACGCCTACCGAAGAGACGGGAAGTTATTCACCGACTAAGCGAGGGAACTTCATCAGTATAAGCCGTGAGGCCATACTGAATGATGACCTCCGCCAGTTTGCGAAAACGGCCCAAAGAATCGGACGGGCCGCTAATACGACTCTTAGCAAGTTCGTTTTTGACCTTTTACTTTCTTATACCAGCGCGGTAAATGATACCAACATCTATGATGCGACTGTATTGTATACAGCCGGACATGCAAATTATGCTACGGATGCTTTATCTATTACCACATTTAGAGCCGCAAGGGTTGCCATGTTCAAGCAACAGGATTTGGACAGCAAAGATGTTTATGGTATTACTCCTAAATATCTGGTTGTGCCTATTGATTTACAGGCAACTGCAAGGGTTATACTCGAAAGTAAGTATCTTCCGGGTGGAGCCAACAATGATATTAACTCCGAATTCGGCGTAGCCGAAGTTCTTGTGAGTGAATATCTGCGTGCGGATACTAACAACTGGTTTGTAGTGGCAGACCCCGGAAGATGGGATACCATTGAAGTGGGGTTCGTGCAAGGCAAAGAGAAACCGGGTCTGTTTATTCAGAACACGGAAACTGCGGGCATGGTATTTAGCCATGACAAGATCAGTTACAAGGTTCGCCATGAATATGGCGGGGCTGTAACCGATTTCCGTACAATGTACGGCAGTATAGTAGCTTAGACAAAAAACGATGGTGTGGGTTTTCCTGCTTTACTTTCCTTTGGGAAGAGTGAAGAAAATTTTACCATGCCAACATGCGGGAGCCGATGCGCACGGCTCTCCATGTTCTATTTTTGGTTTTTGAGATAGGAGAAACGAAATGGCGAATACATCACAGGCATTGCCTTGTAGTGCAGTGAAGTTGCTGGGCAGTGCAGGAGCGGCGGCTGTTGCCGCTGGCGATTGGTTCTATTTACCCGATGGGGTTAAATCTTTTGCTTTGCATTTTAGGATGAATTCAGCCCTTGATGCTGATATTACTATTAAAATTGAAATTGCATGTGATACTGCCGGGCCGAGTAAAGCAAGCCCGATCACGGAAACGACTAAGGTGGGAAGTGGCGGAAGTGTAATGTATGAGTTTGATAGTGCGATTGTGGCTATCAGGGCAAATGTTACTGCATATCTTGCTGGCGGATTGGGAAGCAATGTTATAATGGCGGCGGGATTGAAATAATGAATTTGACCGATGCAAGACAAAATGTTGAATATCTGTTACAGACACAGAATTTATCGCTGGATAGCGATACGAGCACATTGAATTTTGCGATAGAACAGGCCGTAGATCAGTATTCACAAGATAAACCGATAGATAAATGTTTGCTTGTGGCGGGGGN